TCAGGTAAAACAATCATGACGGAGGAACCTACCACGTTTGGTAGATCATCATCATTAGAAGCCCCAACCATACAAAGAGTAGGATTGCAACTAAGAAATTCACTATTAGCCAAGTCAGCTTCTTTTCTGTAGATCTGAATTGAGCAATTAGCCACAGACAAGAGAGGAATAGGCTGATTGTCGGTGCTGTTATTGATGGAACCTGCGACGAACAGAGGTAACTCGTCAATTGATTTACCCATGTAGGAAGGTTGAGTGAAAAAGTCAGCCAATTCGTCTCCACCATCATCAAACAAGTGTGAAACATAATGCCCATTCTCCATGTGAAGTACTCTGAATACGTCAACTGTGTCATGGGAGAAAATATCATCATCTGATGGCATGGCCTCTTTTAAAACACCCAAAATGAGGTTCTTCTCTGAACCCATTGATTGCTCTTTCCAGTTGATGAACGCTTCTGCCGTGTATTTAACAAATTTGAATTCGTTGGACTCAGGATCGATGTCAACTACCAGTGGGCACTTTCCTGTTTGAAGAATTTCAATGACAATCTCCATAAACAACTGCTGAATGGTGATACCATCCTTTGTTGCTTCTTTGAGAATGTAATCCAGTTGCTTAGGGACGTTAAATTCAGGCAGTTTGGTAATTATGACACCCAAGGCACCTGAAAGTGCGTACGAGCAAATTTGGGGGTAATGTGCCCTCTCAAGATATGAATCATAGGCTTCAGCGTACTCACCTGTCATACCACCAGGACGGGGCAGGTACTTTTCACGTTTTGCCTTAATATGTGATTCTGACTGGATGCAATCACGTATCCTGTCCCAATCTTTTTCTTGGGATATATAATTAGGGTGCTTTAATGTGGGATCAGAGCTATCGCTAATACCCTGTTCCCCTGTGAACACTTCATTTCCTTTTTTGATCGCCATGTTAATATCTCACTTTTCTTCGTTTCATTTTGGTAAGTTTTCGTGCAAGGCCATAACGCATACTATCCATTGCATGATCTTCAAGGTCTGAATCAATATCCTCTGGCTTTGTTGGGTGGGTTTGTTGAATGGGCAATGTACGGATATGGTGCCGTGCTTGCTCCAAGAAGTATAACCCAGGATGTTCTAAGTCTTTACGTTTGGCTGCACCAAGCATTGTTCTGATCAAACCCCAACCAGCGATACGGCTACCACTCCCTTTGTAAGCCCTACGCCAATGCAAACCTTGTTTCTGCATGATGGATGCCATAGACACACCGTCGCGTACTTCAAAAATATTAATATCGGCAGGACCAGAGAGTACACGTGTACCAAACTCTCTTTCAATCGTTTTGTCAACTTCTAAAACACGTTCGGCAATTTGTTGTGATGTTGCTCGGTCACCTTCATTTACAGTTCCATTCCAACCGTATATCTCATTGATAATGATGGCAGTCCCTGTAGGGAAGTATGGAAGCTCTATATCATCGTACCCGTCAGGCTGTTCACCGTTGCACTCAGCAATGTAAGTCACAGACCATGGTTTTGAAGACCCCCAGTCAAAACTTCTAATTACATCCCAACTTGATGGGATCTGAAAGTACGGAAGTTTATGTATAGCAGGATCCCACAAATCAGTAAAGAAACCACCAGCGATAATATCCCACTCACCAAGTACCCACGCTTTGTATTTAACGGGGTCATCTTGGGCGGCTGCAAGGATGGTATTAACATAATTAGGATCTGCCTCTAACAGTGTTGTATTTTCTTCAAGGCTTGAAGGGATATGGCAACGTACTTTCTGGCTTTCTTTATCTCGGTGCAACGCCAAGGGCTGCATCGGGTCAATATAGTAGGATTTAACCCAACCATGTCCAGGTCCTGAAGGGTTGCAGGTGGCTCTATATTTACGGGGCACATTAGGGTCTGAACAACGGTTACAACTCATCATGCTCAAGTAACATTCGTTGGTAGCCCAGTTTGTAAGCTCTTCCCACCCAATCCAAGGATATTCATGACCATGGTAGTTCCAGTAATCGCTTGGCACCCGCATATAACGTAAATACAGGGTTTCGCCAGTTTGAAACGTCCATTTATGTTCTGAGCCGTTATATTTGGCTCCTGGAAATATTTGACTGATCCATTTCTTTGATTTGTTGATTACATCGGTAAGTTGGGTGTATTCTTCACGAAATAAGATACCACGCCATTCCTGACCGTGGCCTACCCCTACATGTTGTAAAAAGTCCATTAAAAGTGCATCAGTCTTCCCACCACCACGATTTCCGGCAATAAGTGCCTCATCCGCTGGACAACTCAGGAATAACTCCTGGCTTCCAGGATGTGGCTTCCAGATGATGTTCTGGTTGGTTTCTTTTTGTGGGCTACGCCTTTGCATCACTTAATTCTCAATATGTGGTAACGCCAACGGTCTTTTCCCGCTCGCATTCTATGTACTCAAGGACTTGAATACCGTTTTTGCAATACTTCAGATCAAATGCCACCTTTTTCGCCATTGTGGGGTCGGTCAATGGTAAACCAAGCAAGTGCTGAAATTCTTTGATGGCTTCTTTTCGTACCTGTCGGAGTTCTGGGTGATCACGGTACATTTGCTTCGATTTGTTACGGGCAAAGTCAGGGTTGGCAAGTAGAAACCTTTTCATGGAAGCTACCCGTTTCAGAATAGCTTCTGGGGTACTATTCGCTTCTGTACACTTCATCATTAAGGAGCAGTCTACCCGTTCAAGGGCTTTCTGACTCCTTAATTTACTTGAGATACTCTGTTTCTTGGTAGTGTACATTTTCCCATTGCGGAGGTTACGTACTTTTCTACCTTTGGCTTTACTTCTTGCCAACGCTCTTCTCCCAGTCTTCATTCGTCATCTGGTTGGGCACCATTAACACACCAGCGGTGACATTCAGGTTCTTCGATTCCATTTTATCAGAGTAACCGAGTTTGTTCCCAGTGATGAACTTGAATAGGCCAGTATTGTAGCCTCGGTTGTCAAGGTTGTTTTTACCTTCCTGTAACCACCACGCTTCGTGCATCGCTTGTCCAACTTCGTAAGCAGTATTGAAATCAGCGAACTTCTCACTCCAGCCTCGTAGGGTTCCGGTACTCACACCAAACTCTGCGGCAATCTCCACATCGCTCATCCCTTCTTTAGCTAAGGAGATAAATTGAATCGGGTGAAAGGCAGGCTGATACTTGGAGGCACTGAGTAATGATGAACTCATCTCTTCAGCAAGTAAGAGGTTCTCGTGGATAACAGGGTCACCTCCGTGCTTTTTACAAATATCTGTTTTCCCTACTGCATTCCTTGAGCAACCTTCTATTGCACACTGAGCTTTGGGGTATACTTTTATTTGTTTCACTTTCTTGGTTATTTTGGCTAGTTTCGCCTTGGGTGAGGTTTTCCGTGAGAGGGAACCTTTGCGGTCGAGGGTTCTCTTAGGCATTTGATAGCTCCATTATAGTATCGGTATACAAGTCTTTATCTTGAGTGCTTAAAAGTTGTTCTATCATAGCATCACAAATGAATGAACTAAGCCCTCTAGCGGTCTGACCTCGCCAAGTACTGATGATCTGATGGCATGTATCAAGTATATGGTTCTCAGGTGAACTTTCTTCTTCTGAGCAAATGACGTAATGCAAGGCACATACTGAATCCCTGACATTTATACTGGTGACTCTGCCGTTTATTCGTGTAGATATCTTCATAGTGATCATAGGGTAAATCGTAATCTAACACATGTCAAGTAAAATAATACAAGACAACTAAAATAATACAAGGTGTTGGTATATCTGTGGGGTAGTTTTAGTGTGTTGTAGGGGTAAGGAGAGTACCAACCTGGATTTATGGTTGATTCCAACATTGATATTTTTATCAATGCCAAGATTGATATTTTTATCAAGCATAGGTAAATAAGGTTGTAGGTAATGAATTACTTCGTAATTCATACAGCCTGTCGGCTGAAGGTATCCATTGGTTGGTTTATTGGTGTGCTTAATAACAGTGCGGTAAACCTTGATTCTAATGAACGCTCTAGGGAGCCGTGTGTTGCTTTTTAAGGGTTGGGGCACCCCATTGTATAGGTAAGGGGCTAAGGATGCTGTACAGGGGCGTCTGGATGTTCGCACGGTGGTCTTACGTTTGTGGGGTTAGCGGTTAGGGGTTAGGGGTTAGGGGTAAGGCTGTACCATAACTTAAAGACCACTGCTTCGCACCACCGCTTCGCACCACCGCTTCGCATGAGTACAGCAGTCTACGACTACTGCTTTACCACAGTAGGTCGCGGAAAAGTTCCACAGTGACGGACCACCCCCCCTGTGGTACAAAAAAAGGGGTAATAAGGGTTATCAAATAGTAATGAATATCACACAATTTAGTGCCCTTTTTGTGGTATATTATGCCTTGTATCATGGGCTATATAGTAATAATTATCACTTTTATATAATAAGTATTATTCATTTTGCCCATTTTCAGTGCCCTAAAAATATGCTTTTGTGCTTATGTTCATATAGCCTTAAAAAGCCCATATTTGCCCACTACAGCATTTTTAATAGTATATGTGCTACAGTACCAAAAAGGTGTGAATCAACTTTTGTAATCATTTCAATACTTTACAGCACCATAGTTTACCTTTTGCTTTAATAGGTATATGGGTAAATGTTCATAAGTATAAAAGCACACTATATCAGGCACATAGCAGGCATACATCAAATTTATATAAGCATACCAGTCACTTACAAGCGTATAATATGGGTGTATTTTCATATACGCTTGTAAGTGCCTGATATAGTGTGCTTTTATATACCAGTGCCTTTGCTTACTATATAGGGGCTTTTGAATCACTAAAAAGTTGTTTAATTTCATATAGTTAAAGCATATATGTATCATAAGTATATGGTTTTGTTGTATAAATTTTAATTTTAATTATAATTTTGTATTCAACTGGTATTCAATGCCTTGTAAGTACGTAACAATACACAATAAAATTTTATTTCATTTTATTTTATCACACTATATCACGCACTTACGCATATTGTATAAAAGCCTAACATAAAACCACTACATTTTAATGCTCAAAAAGTACGCTATATCAGGCATATAAAATTAAATGAATTATTTGTTTGACATTTATATCAGTAATGGGCTAGTATAACATCATACCAGCAAGGCAGGGCAAACAATGAGTTTGCCACCTTGCAAACATAAACTTTTTTCATAAGGTGAAAAAATGAGCGTTTCAACAAATGTTACAACTGGCAAAGGCAAAAATGAAAAAGCTACCACTGGCAAAGCAGGTGCTTTACGGGTTACTGGTAAGGGCAAAGGGGCTTTAAATAAGTTTGAAAGTACTGGCAATGCTATAGGGGCAAGGCAGTGTTTTGAAGCTGTCAAGCCCATGCTGAAAAAAGTTGATAACCTTACGGCTTTTGGGCATGATAACAATACTGCCAGTATTGCAAGGGTAGTTGATGCCGTGCTGATTGATTTTGTAAATGGTGCTGATATTGATGCAAAAGCATTAATTGCTCACTGTTTTTCAGCCCATACAACTACTAGCCGTATGGTGGGCAAGCCCGCAAGTGAGCAAGTAAACGCTACTTATGTAAAAGTGATTAGTCACTTGAAAGGTTTTGATACTAGCCTTGCCCATCATAAAAAGTATTTAAATAAGCGTATGACTACAAAGGGCTATACGCAAGCCCAAATCACTGAAATTTGTGATACACTTTACCCTTCAATAGCCCCTATCAGGGCAAACTATATGATGGCTAAAAAAGGGGCTGTAGCCGCCGCCGCCGCCGCCGCCAAAAAAGCCGCCAAATAAAAGGGGCTGAAAAAGGGCTACTTGAAAAAGTAGCCCTTAAAACCAAATCACAAAAAAACTCAATTAAAATTAAAAAGGTGAAAAAATGAATACTCAAAAAATCAATCAAATCATACTGAATGAAACTGAAGTAGTTGATGCTGTAAATTTTGCTGAATTACTTGCAATAGGCGTAACATTAGGCAACAATGAAAACGCTGAATTTGAGCAAATTATGCTTGACAATGATAAGTTTGAAGCCCCTGAATTTGCATAACACAAAAACGGGCACTTGAAAAAGTGCCCAAAATCACAAAATCAAAAAGGTGAAAAAAATGAATGAATTTACAAAATTTCAGGCAAGGGCTATTGATTACGCTATAGGGCTTTTTAATAAAGGCATAATAGGTAGTTGTGAATTTGATTACCAGCACAGTAAAATTGTAAACGCTGATTGTAGCAATACCATTGAGGGCATCATAAATGCCCTATACGCAAGTGAACTTGCGTAATCAATAGCAGGGCAGGGGCAAGGGCTGAAAAGCCCACCTTGCCCCTTTTAAGGGCTTTTAAAACAAGGTGAATAAAATGATAGTATGCTTTTTATTAATAATGATTTTTGGCGAAGATAAAGAATAAGCAAGAAGACGAATAACCCAAAAGGAGGAAGCCGAAAGGCGACCTCCTTTTTTAGACTCAAAAAACTTAGAATCTCATCGCTCAGATGGTTAGAATCTCATCGCTCAGATGGTTAGAATCTCATCGCCTCACTCGCATTCGCACATTCGCACGCTCGCGTTCGCGTTCGCGTATGTGTGCGTTCGCGTATACACGTGCGAATCTGCCCAAGGGTGGGTAGGAAACGAATGGTTAATTGCAGTCTTCAAAAAGATCCAGTAAAATTCGGATTAGTGGATCGGGGCTGTTCTCGACAACGAATCCTAATGTCCTAGCCAGAAACCTCTGTATGAACCAGCCCTGTACTTTCCTGAATGAATTATTTTGTTGACATTACCAGTCGTACGTGTTAAGCTACCTTTGGTAGCACGGGTTGGCCGTCGCTACCACCCAGTAGTTTCACTTTACGTAGGAGTACAGTATGTCAGTAAACATGGTAGTTAGTAGATTGATATCAGCGGTTGAGCGTAATGCTCATGAGACAGGCCACATGATCGTTGAAGGTGCAAGGCTCGGTTATGCACGTATGCTCTCTGAACGGGCGGCACGCAAGTTTATCCATGACAAAGGCTTTGATGCTCTGCAGGTCACCTACCTTGATGGGATTGATGTTGAAGGCTGGTGCGATCAGCTTGTCTCACCCAGTGATACACAGGTGGTCGTTGATCTTGTGTACTGTGTGTTTGATGCATGGTGGGATGCTGGTCAACCAGTCGCCATTAAGTAAACGCTGGATATGGGGTGGGTGTTCCTCTACCCACCCCTCAATAATAAACACTAGATATATGGGTACTATTATGACAGATCAAAAACAATATGAACTTACTATTCAAAAGACCCTTGATGGTTCTGAACTATGGCTTACACGGGTGCTCTTCATAGGGACTAAGCAAGCCTGCCTTGATACTCTCAAGGCCAAGGTGAAGGAAGTACATGACACCTTCGCTATGCTTGACCTACCACTTGAAATCAAGGGACTGTATGATACTTCTGATGATGAGTACAGGGTAGAACAGCAGGTCTTTGTCAACCACAACTGTGACCTTGAGACACATGCAATCTTTGCCGTGAGTGAGTATAAGAGCCCAGTACAGGGCTAAAAGAAGGGGTGGGTATTTCTCTAAGTACCCACCCTATAATAAACACTGGATATAGGGGTACTATTATGGCTAGAACATACACACATCTTGAACCAATCATTCACAATCCTTCACTGGCAACCACTGATCTATTCATGGAGACTCAATCAGCGAGATTGATTACGGCTCCACTGTTTGCTGACTCCTACCTTGCATGGGTAATTGATAGAGCAAAGGAAGTGGCTGCTGTCGTTGAGTCAAGTTTGGAACCATGGTACGCAGAAGCCACTAAGCGTGAAGATGCCTATGCGGTAGCGATGGGTTACAAGTAAGAAAGCGTGGGGTGCGAGGGTAATGCCTTCCACCCCTTTTATGGCAAGAATCTGATAATAAAACTCGCAATGAAGAACACTGAACGAAATTGTAAAAAGATCCACATAAAATTGATTAATGGGTGGGAGTCTGCCGTGAATTATTTTGTTGACATTACCTTTCGTTCATAGTATATATACTACTGAAGGTGAGGGGTGAACCTCTCACAAAACATTCATTTTATTTAGGAGTACAGTATGCCAAGAATCAAACGCAACATTATTGTAAGAAAGGCTGGCAAAGTTGTAAGATCAACCACAGTGGCACCAAAGAAAGTGAAAGCAAGGCGTGCCATTCCTCAAGTGTGGGGCATGACAAAAACAGAACAACGGTTGGCAACTCCAATGCCAAGCCGTAATGATCTTACCAAGGCTCAATGGGTTGAGCACAGCGAAGGTACTCGCTGGTTAAAAACCTATGGCGTTCCTCAAGCTGACTGCCTGCCACTGGGCGAACAGCGTGACCTTATTAGTACGATCCGTTACAATGAAATGTTTTACTCCGCTCAGGCACTCAGGGCATAAGCAAGAACCCAAACAGGGGGATATATGGGGGGTATGCCGGGAGTGGGTGCCCCCTACTCCATAGGGTGGGTCATAAAAAAGAAGGGGATATGACGTATCCCTTACACACATAGGAGTCTTATCATGGCAAAGGCACAAAGTAAAGAAGAGTATGCACAGCAGTGGAAGAATGAGGTCAGTGGAATATTGTATGGTCCGGTGGGTGATGCGTTCCAACACCCTAAGTTGACTAAGCGTATGAGGGAATCTATTACAAAGCTGTGCGGTGAGATCGATGAGGTGGCTGAAATATTGGAAAAGGAAGGGACTTTCATCTGTGATTAGCTTCACTTTGCCCTTAGTGGCGGTTTAGAAACTACGTCACTTTGGGGGAGTCTTAGCTATTTGTTTTCATTGACAAAAGGACTCTACCTATGGTATGTTATAATTTCAGTAGGGGCATTTAGCCAACCAGTAAAAACGTAGGAGCGTATTATGACAAGTGAACAAGTGGACTCTCACCTTGAAGTGTATGGTAAATTAGCGGTAGAAGTGTACCGTACCAGTGAGGCAATAAAAGCGGTGGAGGCATCAGGTATGATGCAAGAAGACATCACTGACATCACAGCCACTATGTGGGAGTCTATCAATGGCATAGCCTGTATGCAGGGAGACATTGAAAGTGCAGTTGCCCATGGGACTCCACTCAATGCCAACTGGTTTAGTGAAGAGTCCAAGTAAACCCCTTTAGGGGTAGGTTTGAAAGAGCCTACCCCACCAACAAAACAATAGGAGTCCAATATGACTGATTACACAACGATCAAATTTGAAAATGGTGAACGTGAAGAACCTACGAATCAACTGGCAGATGCCATAGTACCAGGAAAGGATGGTTTTAGCAATTACCTGTGCGACTGTTGCGGTTGTGTGTTGGAAGTAAGTGAACGCCCTCGTTTCTTCCCTGACGGGAGCCTTGTATGTGACGGGTGTTTCAGCAGGTAGGCTAAGAGCAAGAGGGGTACCCCTTTAGGGGTATTCCTGCACAGCCTTGGGTGGAGTCTAAACCATAGGTGTCTTTTCTTATGGGGTGGATGCACCCCAGTTGGAATCTTATAACAAAGAAGGGGGATATGCCATGACCTGCTCTTATCTCATACCAACAATAACCTCGTGGAGCCTGAATGTCTTTCACAGAAAGTTCCATTGGAATCCTAAATCACTCTCAGCTAATTTTGAAATGGGTAAACCAAACCCAGTAAGATGCATTTTGAACGTCGTAACGTCGTCTAGACGGTTCGCAAAGGGGGTGGGCTATACTATGGCATACCTTAACTTCAAAAGAGTGCTTATAGGGCGTGTAGGAGTCCATTCAATAAAAAGGAGGTCCACTACACTTTTATTGTTGACACCACACATCCTTTGTAGTATATATACCATATACCAATTTAACAGGGCATTGACCACACGGTCTGCAGCCCACATAACCCTAGGAGGGTACAGCATGACAAAGGAAACTGAAGTAGCCAAGACTGATGAAGTTGTTGAGACAGTAGTAGTTCGCCGTAAGCCAAGTAGTAAGACCATTGGTGCTATCACTCGCAACGCCAAGCGTGCCAAGAAGGAGTTGCATGAAGTCCCTGCAACCCTTCAGGTAGAGCAGGATACCATGGCAGGCTTAAAGGAAGTCCGTAAGTTGCTTGGAACCAAGCATGAAGGCAAGTTGTCCGGCTTCGGTCACATGGCATCACGCACGAATGGTGAGCTTGACAAGCAGATCCTGCTCATGACTGAGCTTGACTTCGGTGCACTGATGAAAGCAGTCGCTAAAGCCAACCCACCCAGTCGTAAGAGTGATGTTGACGACAACAAAGCTCTTACCAAACGCTGTTTGAGCCATGTGCGAAGCCTTGCAGGGCAGAAAGGTGACAACCTTGAGCGTGCTCTTAAGCGTGTAGGCAAAGATAAGCTGGTTGAACCCGTAGGAAATGCAATGACACCCTTTCTGGTGTGGTTTGAGGATAATGCGAAGGCTTGTGACTTCCAAACCGCCTAAGTTACCACGGGGGTGGGACAGCCTGCCCCTTTTTGACCGACATATAGGGGACATATAGGGGACATATAGGGGACATATAGGGGACATATAGTGGGTATAGGGGACATATAAGGGACATACCGTTGAGAGTATGTGTCGTATAGCGTATGTTGAGAGTATGTACTGGGTAGGTTGCCTATAAGGAACCTACCCTTTGTAGATTAATCACAATGAGGAAGCGTATGTTCTTTAACATCATCTTGTATATCATCACCAACATAATCATGGACACCAAGGAGAACACCAATGCATCTAGGTAATTCAGACCGTACAAAAATACGATGTCACTACTCCTGTGGCACGACTCAAACAGAGAAAAGGATCCAAAAAAAGTGTTTTTCCCTCAAGATCTTCTTCGAGAACGAGAAACGAGCTATTGCTGAAATGCACCGCCAACAGTCGTGTGGTGCGAGTGTTATGAGAGTATATCATTGCTCTGAGTGTAAAGGGTTTCACTTAACCTCAGAAGAGAAGATAAAAGAAGTAAATAGGGGTACCTTCTTTAAGGTTAAGGGTAGAGTGCAAAGCTATAGAGGTAGTTGTGGTGTATCATGGAGTTTACTGGGGAGTCCTTGCTAAATTATTTTGTTGCTATTAGTGTTCTTTATTGGTAGTGTATATTAATGGCTAAGGGGGTTGCTCTTAGTCAATAACCTTTGTAGGGGTGCTCGTTATGATAAGAAGTGAAATAAGTGATGAGAGACTGTTACTGCGGATGGCGTATGTAGCTGGTAAAGTATTGTATGGGTCGGAGTTGGAATGGGGGTCTAGGCAAGTGACCATTAGGAAGGTGTCTGATAGGATCAAGGAGTCTATGGATCAAGGAACAGCTAATGCCTGTGTAATGGATACTGACACATACGAATATGGTTTTGGTATTGATGGGTCGGGGGGCATTGATTGTGCGGATGGGTCATTGTTTGACGAGGGGATATGTATAGAGGGGTACATCTGCTTATACCATCCTGAGTATGGGGTTGATGTGTTAAGGGTGGATGTTACTCAAGAAGAGGCTGTGGGTCTTATGCGTGGTTATGACGATGGTGAGTGGGTATGAGTGTGCAAGAGCTGATGTTATGTAGAGTGGAGCGGTTGCAGGATGATGCTGTCATCAGGGTTGGTGCTCTTGGTACTGAGGTCGATCGAGAGTCCTTTGAAGAGTACTGTTCGCAGGGGGTACCTCCGGGATTCTTTCGAGTTATTGACTCCGCTATCATCTTTGTGGGAGGAGGGGTGTAGGAGTCGTAGTTAAATTATTATGTTGACATTATGTTTCCTTTGTAGTATATATACCATAAGTAAGTAAGGGGTGAGGCAGTGAGCCTCTGGGTATAATTCAATTCAAGGAGTACTTTATGACTACGCAAGAACCTAAGCTGATCGAGGTTGATTTTCAGGGTAAGACCATACTGGTTGAGGATGTTGGTATCCGGTATAATGTGGTTGCTTCCTTTCAGTACCGTGAGAACTATGCGGCTCACGCTTGGGATGGTGTGGGTGAGTGCCCACAAGGGTGGAAGTTTAAGGGTGGGCACGATGAGATCATTGCGTGTGCGTTGCCTGCCAATGAAGCGGAAGCGTTCATGGCTGATGACGAAGCGGTGCATGCTCTGTGTAAAGCGTTTGAGTATTCTGATGACTACAGCTCTAATGAATTATGTGGCGTTAATGTTGTGTGGGAGAAGATACCTACCTATGATGAGGAAGTCAACCTGAGTCTTGACTATGGCTTGAGGTTCGATGAGGCTACTGGGTTGTTGGTGAGCGAACATGAGCTCTGGGAAGCTGAGGGTAAGGATGACAATGACATGGGTGAGGAGATGGAAACCATTCACTTTTGTGACTCTACCACTGGGTGTACTGGTCAGTGGTGTAAGGAGTGTGGGTATCATCGTACTGAGGTCATTGCTAAGAAGGATGTGTGGTGGCGTAAGTAGGATACTACAGGTTTATAGATCAAAAATTTATTAGGGGTGCGAGTATGCTGGTTCTTACAAGGGATTGTGGTAGTATCTACAAAAATGAAAGGAGCGTTGGTTACTTCCGTAAGGGTGCTAAGGTGGAGGTCCTTGATCATTTGAAGGGTGGAGCTGTTGAGGTGAGAGTGTGTGGTACCTCTGCTCATGTGGGGCGGGATGATGTTATTCTTCAGAGGGGAGATGTTTCTGCTCGTGGGGTGATGTCCTACGAAATCTTTCGCTCGTGTGTTGATACTGATGGGGAGTCTTAAATGAAATTCAAAGGATTTACTGGGGTGAAGCGGTGTGCAGATGGGGACACCTATAGATTTAAGAAGGGGGTGGCTATTGTTCCTGGGGTGTGGTTTATGAAGAGGCCTCTTAAGATTACCCTCAAGGAGTTTAAAGAGCTGAACGGTAGCAGCGAATCTACTTGAATTATTTTGTTGACATTACCCTTCGTTCATGGTATATATACCATTAATAATTGAGCAGGGCACAACGCCCTGCTCGTAGCTTAGGTGGTATTATGACAGATGCACATAGTGATCAGATTGAGCGTAATTGCACGATGATTGTGAACATGACAAGAATAGCTAAAAAATTTAGCGGTAGTTCTAAGCCAATGGATATAGACACTGTGAACAACGCCAAGGAAAGAATAGAGTGGTGTAAGCAGGATAACGCAAGACTAACCAAATAGGAGTACATTATGAGCGTATCAGTTAGAAAAGCTGTGCAACATCTTAACCAAGTGTTCTTGGGTATCAACGGTATCAAGGCGGGGGATGAAGTTGGGTACGGAGAGGATAGTATATTCCTTGGTGACTGTGCTGAGGGTGGAACAATCAATATGAAACCTGCGTGCGACTACTATGCCTGTGAGAGTGACCCCCATGAAAAAATTTGGCAGATGGGTGTGCACATTGATCTTGTGCATGAACTCAAGGAACTTGGTTACTTCGCTGAGTGTATTGATCCTGGAACCTATGTAGCCTATCAAATGTAAGGAGTCTGTATGTGTAATGCAAAGAAAGTACAAGGTGGGGAAACATTGCGTGATGCGTTCGATCAGCTTATGAGTGCGTCATCTGCTCTTCACATGTATGATGAACTTGATCCTGAGTGGTCACAGCACAGGGAGCCAGTGGCATTCCTTGATGAGAAGTATGCGTGGGGCAAGCATTGTCGTCAACACTTGAGTGCAGGTATCCACATGCTTGTGAACCTTATGAACAAAGAGAATAAGCTCACTGAGAAGGAAATGATGCTTGACAGGCGTGAGCAACGGTTGAAGGATCGTGAGCATGAGCTGATGGAAGAAGTTGCAAAATTTGAGGCGACCCAAATGGGTCAGACATTAATATGTGCCAATAGCATGGAGGTGTAAGGTGAAACGAACAACACTCAAGAATATTAAACAGGCGGTGGTTAGTCTTGTTCTGGCAATAATACTATGCATGGGGATCGTGGCTTATGCCAGTTATGAGCGTCCTGATGTTGAGATTGAGTACAATAACCTGCCGGAGTTGCATGAGGTTATCTGTGATGGGGCAATGTACTGGATTCCTATACCAAATGAGGTGCAGGATCTTGACGGGTATGCACATGGCTTCTGTGAGTCAGTAAGGATCTAAGTGCTTTTATTTGTTGACAGTACCCTTCGTTTATGGTATATATAGTATAACAAATGGGCAGGGTTATCTTGCCCATACAACTGTTTAGGAGTGGTACAATGAGTGGAAAAGCTATGTTTTATCTGTTTGGTGCAATGGGGACCATGATGTTTATGGGTATGCTTCCTTATATCAATGTCCTGGCGACACTGATCGCCAGGACACACTGAGGGTTTCGTATTTAACATTGATCTTTACAAAAGAGGCACGGTATGGTTGAAAAAGGTGGGATTGAGTACGGTGGTGTGTGGAGTTTCAAGGGTAAGTTCTACGTCTTTGAAAGGGCATTGGTCACTGATTGGGAAAGCACTGGTAAGCAATTGGATGACGGTGAACAACTCTATGATGAAGTACGGTGGGTTGATCCTGAGCCGTGGCGTGGCGAACAGTACTGGTGCTTAAAGGATGCACGCACCGTGGCACGCAGACTCACAGCAAGGGAAGATGTCAACGCTCTCCGGCTTATCAGTTTTAACAGGGATAACAACGGTGTTCTCACTATCACTGATATTGTTGAGATTGAGACCCAGTACAACAGGAATAAGTATCAATATGGATCAGGCGTTGACCGTTTCCTCAAAGAATGGTGTGAATCTACCACCCTGTTCAGCTTTGAGATCGTTGCTGATGGGCTACTGGCGTAGAGTCTAGCCAAAAATAAGTGTTGACAGCCCTGTTCGGTTATGGTATATATACCATTAATAATTGAGCAGGGCACAACGCTTTGTTCGTACCTATGAAGTCAATATTTGATGGAGGTTTAGTATGTCAGAAACACTCAAAGTTCGTGCTTGGCACGGTAATCATAATTATTTTAGGGAGGCATCATTTGCAGGCGACGGTGTTGTGCCTCCTTTAGGATTACACCGCACTCATTTCCCCTTACCTATTTTAATGGAAGCACCACCCAACATGGATAACACTGATGTCCTTGCGTGGGCGTTTGACTTCTTTAATTGGTTGCATCTTGATTTTCACGCCCCTGATGCTGTCAACGAAGTTGCCCGTGAACACGATAGTCACGCCTCACAATCTGTGGGTGATATTATTGAGATTGAGGGTGTTGGGTGGTGGATGGTCAAAAGTGTTGGATGGCAGAAGTTAGCATTCGCTGATATGTACGGGAGGATGTAACATGGATGTTGAGTACACAAATGAAATTCTGGATCAACTGTACCCGTGCGAATATATCACTGAGGGTGGCAGATTGTATGACTTTGCGATAGTCAGTGATGCCCCCTTCCCTACATGGA